ATGGTCGTCATGCCCGGACTTGATCCGGGCATCCATACCGTGATGGTGCGGCGGACGTTCCACTATCCCGATGAAGAGCGTTCTCGTCTCTGCGTTGGATAGAACTCGCCGAGCGCTCAATGGCATGGATGCCCGGATCAAGTCCGGGCATGACGAGAAGAGAGACTGAGCTCGCCGCATCACCCCCCTTCTGTCACCTCCGGTGACATCTCCCCCGCAAGGGGGGAGAGGGGACTGCCAAACACATCGATACCAAGCCCGCCATCTGGCGGGCTTTTTTGTTGGAGAACAGTTCATGGCCTGGTCATTGCGCCTGCCGTTTGGTGGCGCGCGCGCCTCTTCGCGTGCCGATCGCTCACAGACAAAGCTGCAGCCTCCCGAGGGCAAGGCCGGAACCGCGAACCCGGCGGTGCTGGCAGCACTCGGAGGCGCGACGGGAGCGGCGTGGTCGGGACGGAGTTATGCGGCGCTCGCCCGCGAGGGGTTCATGAGGAACCCGGTGGCCCATCGCGCGGTTCGGATGATCTCGGAGACCGCGGCGGCTGCGCCCTGGCTGCTTTTTGACGGGTCGAGCGAGCTCGACGAGCACCCGTTGCTCGATCTGCTGGCGCGGCCCAATGCGCAGGCCTCGGGCGCCGAATTTCTCGAAACGCTCTACGGGCATCTCCTGATCTCCGGCAATGCCTGGATCGAGGCGGTGGAGGGATCGGACGGGCTGATCGGGCTCAATTTGCTGAGGCCCGACCGGGTGCGGGTGATCGAGGGGGCGGATGGCTGGCCGGTGGCGCACGAATATGCGGTGGGTGAGGCGCGGCGACGCTATCCGGTGGAGCCGGTGGCGGGCCGCGGGCTTCTGCATCTGCGTCTGTTCCATCCGCTCGACGATCATGCCGGGTTCGCGCCGCTGGGCGCCGCGCAGATGGCGCTCGACATGCACAACCAGGCGATGACCTGGAACAAGGCGCTGCTCGACAATTCCGCACGGCCGTCCGGTGCACTGGTCTATCAGCCGAAGGATGGCGGCAACCTGACCGAGGAGCAGTTCGACCGGCTGAAGGCGCAACTGGAGGAAGGCTATCAGGGAGCGAGCCGGGCCGGGCGACCGATGTTACTCGAGGGCGGCCTCGACTGGAAGGCGATGGGGCTGACGCCGAAGGACATGGATTTCACAGAGGCCCGCAACGGGGCGGCGCGCGACATCGCTCTGGCGCTGGGTGTGCCGCCCATGCTGATCGGCATTCCCGGTGACCTGACCTATGCGAACTATCAGGAAGCCAACCGCGCCTTCTGCCGCCACACGGTGCTGCCGCTGGTGGCGCGAACGGCGGAAGCGATGACGGGCTGGCTGGCGCCGGTCTACGGCGGAAAGCTGCGGCTGAGCTTCGATGCCGACCAGCTGCCGGGCTTGGCCTCAGAGCGCGAGCAATTGTGGAAACGGCTCGGCGAAGCGGATTTCCTGACCCCCGACGAGAAGCGCGAAGCCGTTGGATATCAATCGCTTGGCGCAGGTAGCGGAATCACTTCGGAAGACAGTTGAATCAATCTTTCAAACAGGCGGCGAGGCGAAAGGAGAGGCCGATGAGTTCGATCGATCCCGATCCCGCGATGCTGGCCGCACGGCTGTGCGGCTCGGTGGCGGGCGCGCTGGTTTCGCTCGCCTACCTGATGCCGAAGAGCACGCGGGAAGCCGGCGCACGGGCACTCGCGGGCGTGGCCTCGGGGCTCGTGTTTGGCGCGCCGGTGGGCGCGGTGCTGGCCGAGAAGTTCGCGATCACCGCCCAGGTCGGACCGCCGGAAATCCAGCTGATGGGTTCGGCGGCGGCCAGCATGAGCGTCTGGTGGGTGCTTGGCGCGCTGGTGCGGATTGCCGACAGGGTGGGCCGTAATGACGAGACGCGCGGCAAGGATTGACGCGGCCGACGCCGCCAAAAATTCAGCGACAGAATTTGAAAGGACAGACCATGGCGACAGGCGCGCGACCGGGCGGCTGGCAGAAGAAGCGTGTCGAGCTGGAACTCGACACGGTGGCGGGCGACGGCCGGTTTTCCGGCTATGCGAGCATTTTCGGCGCAGTCGATCTCGGCCGCGACGTCATCGAACCGGGCGCGTTCGCCGAGTGTCTGGGCAAACGCAGGCCCAGCGAGATCCGCATGCTGTTCCAGCACGATCCGGACCAGCCGATCGGGCGCTGGACCAAGATACGCGAAGACGGGCGCGGACTGTTTGTCGAGGGCAAGCTGGCGCTTGCGACTGCGCGCGGCCGCGAGGTGCATGAACTGATGAAGTCGGGGGCCGTCGACGGTCTGTCGATCGGTTTTCGCACGGTGCGCGCGGCGCGGAAGGGAAGCGACGGCATCCGCCGCATTCTCGCGGCCGATCTCTGGGAGATCTCCGTCGTCACCTTCCCGATGCAGCCAGGCGCGCGGGTGACCAGCGTCAAGCATCTGACGGGGCATTTGGCCGGACGAGCTGGCCTCGTTGCCGCAATCCGGAGGGCGACGCGGACGCTCGCCGAACGGCACTGACTTTTACCAACCGAAAGGACGAGGACATGGAAATGATGCGTGAGACGGGCGCGCGCCCGGACATGATGGCGCTCGAAACCAAAGGCCGCCAGGACCCCGCCGGCGAGCTTGAGACAAAGGTCGCCGACAGCGATGTCGCCGCCGCCTTCGACGAGTTCATGGAAACCTTCCAGGATTTCCGCGAAGCCAACGACCGGCGGCTCGACGAGATCGAGCGGTGCTCGGCCCCGGACGTGATCTCGGTCGAGAAAGTGGACCAAATCAACCGTGCCATCGACGAGCACAAGCGCGTGCTCGACGATCTGGTTCTCAAGCGCGCCCGTCCGCCGCTCGGCCGCGCACGGCAGGACGCCGGTGCGAGCGAGCACAAGGAGGCGTTCTCCGCCTATATCCGGCGTGGCGACGAGCATGAGCTGCGCCAGGTCGAGGAAAAAGCCATGTCGGTCGGCAGTGATCCGAATGGCGGTTATCTGGTGCCCGACGAGCTCGACACCGAGATCGGCCGCCGACTGGCAACGCTCTCGCCGATGCGGTCGATCGCGACTGTTCGGCAGGTGTCGGGTGCGGTGCTGAAGAAGCCGTTTGCGATCTCCGGCATGGCGACCGGCTGGGTGGGCGAGGAGGACGCGCGCCCGCAGACGGCGAATGCGCAGCTCGCCGAGCTGCAGTTCCCGACCATGGAACTTTATGCCATGCCGGCGGCGACCGCCTCGCTGCTCGATGATGCAGCGATCGATGTGGAGGCCTGGATCGCATCCGAAGTCGAAGCCGCCTTCGCCGAGCAGGAGGCCGAAGCCTTCATCACAGGTGACGGTGTCAACAAGCCGCGCGGACTGATCGATTACGACACGATTGCCGATGGCTCCTGGAGCTGGGGCAAGCTCGGTCATGTGGCGACCGGCGTGGACGGCGCCTTCGGCGCGAACCCGTCCGACAAGCTGATTGACCTGATCTATGCGCTGAAATCCGGCTATCGCCAGAACGGGCGTTTCATGATGAACCGTTCGACCCAGGCTGAGATCCGCAAGTTCAAGGATGCGGATGGCGCCTATCTGTGGATGCCGCCGGCAGCCGCGGGAGGCGAGGCTTCGCTGATGGGCTTCCCTGTGACCGAGGCCGAGGCGATGCCGGACATCGCCTCGGATGCGCTGGCGCTGGCCTTCGGCGACTTCCGCCGCGGCTATCTGGTGGTCGACCGGGTCGGCGTGCGTGTGCTGCGCGACCCGTATTCGGTCAAACCCTACGTGCTGTTCTACACCACCAAGCGCGTGGGCGGCGGCGTGCAGAACTTCGAGGCGATCAAGATGTTGAAGTTCTCCGAGGCGTAAGCCCGGGGAACACCAAACCTTCCTCGCGCCTCCATGCGCGGGGAGGCCGGGATGCCGTCCCGGTCCGTCCGACCTCCCGCTGGCCGGGGCGGCATCTGTTCTCTCTTTTCATCGGAGATATTCCATGACCCTGATCCTCACCGGGCCGGCGCTCGGAGAGCCGCTGACGCTTGCCGAAACCAAGGCGCATTTGCGTCTCGACACGAGCACCGAGGACGATCTCGTCGCGAGCCTGATTGCGGCCGCTCGCGCCCATTGCGAGGCGGAGACGGGGCTGGCGCTGATGACCCAGAGCTTTCGGCTTTTCCTCGATGACTGGCCGGAGACCGCGGTGATTCAAATCCCCAAGTCTCCCGTCGAGAGCATTGATTCCGTAACGGTTTTCGATTCCGCTGGCGATCCGGTCGAACTCGATCTGACCGGCATGACGCTCGATGGCCGGGCACGGCCTGCGCGGCTTCTCACGGCCGGACGACCGCCAACCGCGCGTGGCATCAACGGTATCGAGATCGATTTCACGGCCGGCTTCGGCACGGCTGCCGACATCCCGCCCGAGCTCAGGCGAGCCATGCTTCTGCATGTGGCGCTGATGTACGAATTCCGCGGCGCGGTGAGCCCCGAGATGCAGCCGGCCGCAATCCCGCAAGGCTACCGCTCGCTGATCGGTCCATGGATGCGGAGGGTGATCTGATGCGCCGGATATTCAAGGATCCCGGCTGGCTCGACGCGTGGCTGACGCTGGAAGTCCCTTCCGAGATCGCTGACGGGCAGGGCGGCGCAACGATCACCTGGGTGAATGTGGCGGGGCTCTGGGGCGCGGTCGCACCCGTGTCGGTTCGTCCGGGCGAGAAAGCGGCCGTGGCTGCCGCCACGCTCACGCACCGGGTGACAATCCGGGTGCGTGACGATGTTCTGCGCGGCATGCGCTTTTCCTGGCAGGGGCGGGTGCTCTTCATCGAGGTGGTCTCCGATCCCGACGAGAGCGGGGTCTATCTCACCTGCCAGTGCAGGGAGATGGCGCCATGAGCGCGAATGCGCTCCAGAGGGCTGTCTTCGAACGGCTGACGAACGATGCGGATATCATCGCTCTCGCGGGGACTGGCAAGGTTTTTGACGGCCGACCGGAACGGATGCAGCGGCCTTATCTGGCCTTCGGCGACTGGTGGACTGACGACTGGTCCACAGGAACGGAAGAGGGCGCGGAGCACCGGTTCGAAATCGAGGTCTGGTCGGATGCGCGGGGGCGCAAGGAAGCGGCACGCCTTGCCGAAGCGGTGCATGACGCGCTCCACGACGCGGCACTGACCGTGCCGGGCTTTCAGCTCATCAATCTGCGGCACTCAAGAACCCGGACGGGCCGCGAAGCCAAGACGCGCTTCATCCGGTCGCGCATCGAATTCCGCGCCGTTCTCGAACCCGCATCCTGACACCACCATTGAAAGGGAGACTGCAATGTCCGCAAAAAAGGGCAAGGATCTGCTTCTCAAGATCGATAATGGCGGCGGCGGCTATGTGACGGTGGCCGGACTGAGGGCGCGGCGACTTGCCTTCAATGCCGCCGCTGTCGACGTGACCGACGCCGAATCCGCCGGGCGTTGGCGTGAATTGCTGGCGGGTGCGGGCGTGCAGCGTGCGAGCCTTTCGGGCGGCGGGTTGTTCAAGGACGCCACCAGCGACGCGCTTGTCCGCCAAGTCTTCTTTTCAGGCGAGATCCGGTCCTGGCAGGTGGTGATCCCCGATTTCGGAACCGTCACCGGGCCGTTCCAGATCGTAGCACTCGAGTATGCCGGCCGGCATGACGGCGAGGTCACGTTCGAGATGGCGCTCGAATCCGCCGGCGAACTCGTGTTCGGAGCGGCCTGATGGCCGGCTTCGGACGGCCGCCCAACCGGCTGCGGGGCGAGGTGGTTGCGAAGATCGACGGTGAAAACCGGATCCTCTGCCTTACCCTCGGCGCGCTCGCCGAACTCGAAGGTGCCTATGAGACGGACGGGCTTGCAGGACTGTGTGCCAGGCTCGGCGCCGGAAGCTTCTCGTCGATAGATCTGATCCGCATCCTCGCGGCCGGACTGCGCGGCGGGGGCAACGTTGCGAGCGACGACGATGTTGCGGCGATGAGCTTCTACGGCGGGGTGCCGGAAATGGCGCGGATTGCCGCCGAACTGCTCGTCTCAGCCTTCGGGACAGGAGAGACCCTAAACCCTCCGGAGCAGCATCCGTGACGACGAAGCCACCTGTGAACTCGCCGATCCCCTGGTCGGCGCTGATGACGTTCGGGCTCGTACGGATGCGGCTTCCCCCCGAGACATTCTGGGCGCTCAGCCTGACGGAATTCAGGTTGATGGCCGCCCCGCTGGCGCCCCTGCGACTGGCCGTGACGGAGCGCACCGAACTGGAAGCGCTGGCGCAACGCTACCCCGATGGAGACAGACATGGCCGAGGATGACCTGAACCTGCCCGACTACGATATCGAAGGTACCGAACGCGCACTGGCGGAACTGGAGCGCCGGGCTAATTCCTTCGGCTCGGCAATCAGCCGGGCGCTGCAGCAGGCGGTCATCGACGGGCGCAGCCTCGATGATGTGCTCAAGGGGCTCGCTGCCCGCATGTCGGCGATTGCGCTCGACGCCGGTCTGGCGCCGCTCGAGAACCTGCTCTCAGGCCTTGCGGGAAATCTCACTTCCAGCCTGACGGCGGGGATCGGCAATCTGCTGCCCTTCGAGCGGGGCGGCCTGCCGGGGCGTCTCCATCCGTTCGCTAATGGCGGTCTGGTGGGCGGACCGACGCTTTTCCCGATGCCGGGCGGCGATATCGGCCTGATGGGTGAGGCGGGGACGGAGGCGATCCTGCCGCTTGCGCGGGGGCCCGACGGACGGTTGGGCGTGGCGGGCGGTGGCACGTCATCGCCTGTGCAGGTGACCTTCAACGTCACGACACCCGATGCCGCGAGCTTCAGGAAATCCGAAACGCAAATCACCGCGATGCTGGCGCGTGCGGTGGGTCGTGGCCGCCGCGGGATGTGAGGAGGGCTGAGAATGACCCAAGGCTTTCATGAGGTCTCGCTTCCCTTGCGGCTTGCATTGGGGGCCACGGGCGGCCCGGCACGGCGAACCGATATCGTTGCGCTGTCGAACGGAGGCGAATCCCGCAATGCCCGGTGGGCAGACTCCCGACGCCGCTACGATGTGGGGACGGGGATCCGCTCGATCGAGGATCTGTATGCGTTGACGGCCTTTTTCGAGGCGCGGCGCGGGCAACTCTACGGCTTCCGCTTCCGCGATCCAATGGATCACGCGAGCGCAGCACCGGGCACCTCGATTGCCGCCACGGATCAGGAAATAGGCACCGGAGACGGAGAGAAGGCTGTCTTTCAACTCGTCAAGCATTACGGCGAGACGGAGAGGATCATCGGCAAGCCTGTCCCGGGCAGCGTTCTGGTGGCGGTCAACGGTATGGCCGTAAGCGCGAGCGATTTCGACGCCGATGAGACCACAGGCGAGATCACATTCGAGGCCGGAGCTGTGCCGGGCGAAGGCGCGATCGTCACTGCCGGCTACGAGTTTGACATACCGGTCAGGTTCGATGCCGACCGGATCGAGGTAAATCTGGCCGCCTTCCGTGCCGGTTCCGCCCCGACAGTGCCGCTGGTGGAGATCCGGCCATGAGACAGATCCCTGAAAATCTCGCGGCGCACCTGGAGGGTGAGGCGACCACGACCTGCCACGCCTGGCGGCTGACCCGTTCGGATGGGACGGCGATGGGCTTCACCGAGCATGATCGCGATCTTGCATTCGACGGAACCGTCTTTGCGGCGATGACCGGTTTCGCCGATGGCAGCGAGGTGGAAACGGGACTCGGTCTCGGCGCAGAGACAGCGGACGTGATCGGCGCCTTCTCGGCCGATGTCATTAGCCGTGCTGACCTGGCCGCCGGTCGCTATGACGGCGCGCTGGTCGAGACTTTCCTGGTCAACTGGCAATCACCCGAGGATCACGTGCTGCGCTCGACCCGCGAATTGGGCGAAGTGCGCAGCGGGCCCCATGCCTTTCACGCTGAACTGAGAAGCCTGGCTGCCAGGCTCGACCGGCCCGGCGGGCGGGTCTATTCGCGCAGTTGCGATGCCGAACTCGGGGACGGCCGCTGCGGCGTCGATCTCGATACCTCGGCCTTCACCGCAACAGGCATCGTCAGCGATGTTCTCTCTGATGACGTCTTCCGGGTCTCCGGGCTCGACGGATACGACGACGGCTGGTTCAGGCAGGGAAAGATCAGTTTTTCCTCCGGCCCCCTCGAAGGCGTTTCCTCGACCGTTGCCGAACATGACGGGGCGGGCGGTGAGGCGCGGATCACGCTTTGGTCGCCGCCTTCTGCACGGCCCAAGCCCGGCGACACGTTCACCATCGTTGCCGGCTGTGACAAGAGGCGCGAAACCTGTCGAGATCGTTTCGCCAATATCCTGAACTTTCAGGGTTTTCCTTTTATGCCCGGCAGCGATTTCGCCTACGGCTACGCCGATGGCGAGACCGAGCACGACGGCCGCCCGTTGATCATCTGAGGACATTTCATGACCAAAACAATCGATGTCGCGCGCGGCGATCAGATCGTCGCTGCCGCGCGCAGATGGATTGGCATGCCCTATCGTCACCAGGCGAGCCGTATCCGCGTGGGTGCGGATTGCCTGGGGCTGGTCCGCGGGGTCTTCGAGGAGGTCATGGGTCGGGCGCCCGAACGTCCGGAGCCCTATGCCGCCGACTGGGCCGAGTATTGTGGCGAGGAGCGCCTGCTCGACGCCGCGCGCGCCCATTGCGGGGACCCGCTCGATTTCCCGGAGGCGATTCCCGGCGACATTCTCGTTTTCCGCTGGCGCGATCACTCATCCGCAAAACATGCCGGCATTCTCTCCGCGCCCCGCCGTTTCATCCACGCCTACGAGCAGGCTGGCGTAATCGAATCGCCGCTGACACCCGGCTGGGCGCGCCGTGTCGTTGGTGTCTTCCGCTTTCCGGAGGAGTGATCCGACATGGCTGTCATCCTTTTGCAGGCAGCAGGCGCGGCGCTCGGCGGCGTCTTCGGCTCGGTCGGCGCGATCATCGGGACGGCCGCAGGTGCGATTGCCGGCAGCATGATCGATTCCGCCCTGTTCGGCAGTACGCGGACGATCAGGGGGCAAGGTCTGTCCTCCGTGCGCATACCCGCTGCCGACGAAGGCAGCCCCATCTGCCGCGTTCAGGGCTCGGCGCGCATCAGCGGCACGCTGATCTGGGCGACCCGTTTCGAGGAGCAGGTGACCAACGAACGCACCGGCGGCAAGGGCGGTGGTGGCGGAGTGGAGATCGAGCAGCACACCTATTTCGGCAATTTTGCCTTTGGCCTCTGCGAGGGCCCGATCGCCCTTGTCCGCCGTGTGTGGGCCGACGGGCGAGAACTCGACCTTTCGACCATCGAGATGCGGCTTCATCGCGGAACAGAAGATCAGCTGCCCGATCCGCTGATCGAGGCGAAACAGGGGGTGGGCCAGACGCCGGCCTGGCGCGGACTGAGCTATGTCGTTTTCGAGCGCCTGCCACTGGGCGACTTTGGCAACCGCATTCCCGTCTTCAACTTCGAGGTGGTGCGGCCGATCGGCGATCTGGAAGCACGCATCGAGGCTGTCACCTGCATTCCGGCGAGCACCGAACACGGCTATGCCCTGACCACGATCACCGAGACTCCTTCGATTGGTCAGGAACGGCTGATCAACCGTAATACCCGGCGCGGCAGCAGCGACTGGACCGTGTCCATCGACGAGTTGATGGCGCTCTGTCCCAATCTCAAATCGGTGGCGCTGGTTACCGCCTGGATGGGCACAGACTTGCGGTTGGGGGAATGTGAGTTCCTCCCCGGTGTAGAGGTCGGCATGCGGCCGTCCGAAAATCGGGTCTGGCGTGTGGGCAATTTCAACCGCGCCACGGCTCGCCTCGTCAGCAGCACCGAGGGGGACCCGGCTTACGGCGGAACACCGTCTGATGCTTCGGTCATCGAGGCGATACGGGATATCAAGGCGCGCGGTCTCGAAGTTCTTCTCTATCCCTTCATCATGATGGACATCCCGTCCGGCAACGGGCTGCCCGATCCCTATGGGGGATCAGAACAGGCAGCTCTTCCGTGGCGCGGCCGGATCACTTGCAATCCGGCGCCCGGCAAGGAGGGATCGCCCGACGGAAGCGCGCAGATACGCGCCGACATGGCGTCCTTCTGCGGCACCACGACAGCCGGGCAGATTCACGTCTCGGGAGGTACGGTCAGCTGGAGCGGTGGCGATAACGGCTATCGCCGCATGATCCTGCACCATGCCGCACTTGCCCAGGCCGCAGGCGGTGTCGACGGGTTCGTGATCGGCTCGGAATTGCGTGGTCTTACACCGCTCAGGGACGAGACGGACGCCTTTCCTTTCGTTGACGCGCTCTGCGAGCTGGCAGACGACGTCAAGTCCATGCTCGGGCCAGACACGGTGGTAACCTATGCCGCCGACTGGAGCGAATATTGGGGTCACCGCCCGGATGACGGCTCCGGCGACGTGTTCTTCCATCTCGACAAGTTGTGGGCCGACCCGGCAATCGGGGCTGTGGCCATCGACAATTACATGCCGCTCTCCGACTGGCGCGACAGCGACCGGGAGACCGGCAACCCGGATGGCGACCGCCACGGAACGGACCGCGCGGGATTTGCGCAGGCGATCACAGGGGGCGAGGGGTTCGACTGGTATTATGCCTCGGAGCCCGACCGGCTCGCGCGTATCCGCACGCCGATTGCCGATGGTCTGGCGGGCAAGGACTGGGTCTATCGCGTCAAGGATATCCGCGGCTGGTGGGAGAACGCCCATTACGACCGGCAGGGCGGGGTGGAAGCTGTCGAACCCAGTCCGTGGGTGCCCGCATCCAAGCCCGTCTGGCTGACGGAGATCGGCTGTCCAGCCGTCGACAAGGGCGCCAATGAGCCCAACCGCTTTCCCGATCCTCGTTCGGCGGAGGGCGGCCTGCCGCGCTTTTCGACTGGAGCTCGCGACGATGCGGTGCAGCGGGCCTTTCTTTCGGCGCATATCGACCACTGGACCGGCCCGGCCAATGCTGACTTCATGGTTGATCCGTCGAAGGTCTTTGTCTGGACATGGGACGCCCGGCCCTATCCGGCATTTCCGGCACTTTCTGATCTGTGGTCGGATCATGAAAACTGGCGAACCGGCCACTGGCTCAACGGCCGGATGGGCGGGGCGGCTCTGGCAGACATTTTCGCCGCCGTACTGACGAGAGCCGGTTTTACCCGTTTCGATGTTTCCGGCATCACCGGTGCGGTGGGCGGGCATGCGGTCAATGGATCGGGGTCGGCTCGTCAGATCCTCGAGCCGCTGATGGAAGCTTTCGCAATCGATATGCGTGAAGGTGCAGGCGGCTTGGAGTTCTTCTCGCGTCTTTCGGTATCCGGCTTTCCCCAAATGATCGATGTCGTGGCCGATCCCGACGACGAGCCGCGTTTCGAGGAGACCCGCGAGCAGGAGACCGAACTGCCGGGGGAAAGCCTGATACGGTTCTTTGATCCGCTCGACGATTACAAGATCGCTAGCGCCCGCTCGCGGCGTTTGGTCGACGGATCGATCAATCAAACGACGTTCTCTCTGGATCTGGCACTCGATGTGGCAAGCGCGGGCGGTGTTGCCGATCTCTGGCTCAAGGACCGCTGGGCCGGACGCCGTTCGCTGCGGCTCTCGGTCTCACCCGCTGAAGTCGCAATTGAGCCCGGAGACCTGTTCCGATGCACGTTCGCGGACGCGCCGGAAGGCGTCTTTCGTGTCGAGCGGATCGAGGACGGCGCCTTTCGCCGCATCCAGGCACGGGCCCATTCGTTTCCGCTGCCCCTCGAGCCGGCCACGCCGCTGCGCACGACCACGAACAGCGATGCGAATGCCGGTTTTGCGCCTGACATCGTGTTCGCGGATCTGCCGATGTTGTCGGGTGCCGACGAGAGTGCCTGGGCAGTCGCGGCTGCCCACATGAAGCCCTGGCGCCCGCTCGTCATTTCATCTTCGTCCGGTTCGGCGGGTTACCAGCAGCGCACCCGGCTCGATCTGCCCGCCCGCGTGGGACGCCTGGCCGAAACACTTGCCCCCGGCGCGGTAGAGGGCCGCTTCGATGCATCGAAGGAGATGATCGTTCAACTGCCCTTCGGCGGGTTTGAAAATCTGACGCGACAGGCGGTCCTTGACGGCGGCAATGTTCTGGCGCTCGAACATGCCTCCGGTTGGGAAATCCTGCAGTTCGAGATGGCCGAGGAGATCGAGGCCCGTCTCTGGCGATTGAGGTCGCTGCTGCGTGGTCAGGCCGGCACCGACGATTTGATGCTGGAGATCGCCGAGGAGGGAGCACGTGTCTTCATGCTCGACCGGGCGGTCAATTCCCTGGGCATCAGCCCGGGTGAGGCGGGGCTGTCGCGCAACTACGCCGCCGAGCTTGCCGGACGCGGCGATGGACGCCGAACCGAGCCGAGCGCCTTTTCAGGCGGATTGAGGGCGCGTACGCCCTTGTCTCCTGTCCATCCGAAGGCGATCCGCACCGCGGAAGGCGTCCGCTTCAGCTGGATCAGGCGCAGTCGGGCACCCGAAGCCGACAGCTGGGCGCCCGTGGAGGTGCCCTTCGTCGAAGCCGAGGAGCGCTACCGCATCACCGTTTTCGATGGCGAAGCCGCGATTAGCGTCGCCGAAACCAACGAACCGGGCTGGACCTATGAGGAAAGCGCCGAGATCGCGGATTTCGGCAGCGCGCAGACAGGCTTCGACATCCGCATCGAGCAGGGCGGACGGACGGTTCCCTGGGGCGTGCCGCGCGACGCACATGTCCTCGTCACCTGAACATCCCGAGACAACGCGAGAAGAGGAGAATGCAATGAACGACACAAAAGCATGGTATCAGTCGAAGTCCGTCTGGGGCTCGATCATCACGATCGGCTCGATGGTGGCGGCGATCGTCGGCACCCCGATCACCCCTGCAGACCAGCAGGTGCTGATCACGCTGACCACCACCGCAGCCGGTTCCCTCGGTGCACTCGTTTCTCTCGTTGGTCGCCTCGTGGCGAAAGACCGGATCGGCTGAAACGCAACCGCGACGCGGTCCGGGCCATTTGTCTCTCAGGGATGACTGGCCCGGCAAAATCTCTTGTCATTCATTCCCCGTTCAGCCAGCTTCACCTAAAAGAGGTTCAACAAAACGCCAAAACCCGCCAGCCAGGCGGATAACGGGGCAAGACATGCGACTGAATCTTTTGACGAAAACCACTCTCGCGCTCGCGGCTCTGCTGTCGCTGACTGCGCCTGGCACAGCGGCCGATTGCTCGTCCGCCGCCTCCCGCGTGGTGTCACAGACCGGCGGCCAGCTGCTTTCCGCCACGCCGCAGAACCAAGGTGGCCAAACCGTATGCGTCATTACCGTCCTCGTGCCCGGCAATGGCAACGAGCGTCCGAAGAAGGTGACGGTTTCCGTCCCCGCCTGA